GGCCGTAAGGCTTTCGAGGGACTCGGAATCCAATTCAAACCTTGCCGTGCCTTCATTGGACCTTGCGCCCCGGTAATAAAATGTTACGCTATTGATCGTTCCGGTCTCGGAGGTTTGATCAAAGGTGAAAATTTCGCCAGTATCAACCAAGTTGCTAAACAGGTTTGTGCTGTCGCTGGCGTCGCGGACCAGTGCGTAATGGTTGGAACCGGATGAGGGAACCGCCGTGTTTGGCCCTGCATCGGTCAGAGGTCTTAATGTTACGGTCGCCATTCGTTGTTCTCCTTACGCGGGAACCGCAAAGTTCTTTGAAAAATCGCCGTAATACGTTGTTCCTGTGTATAGCAGGGTTACAATGTCGATGGAGTTCCCGTCCGTGCTCAACGTCGGGGCAAGCCCGCCGGACCAGTAGATCGTCGGCCATGTCTCGATGGTCCGGTTGCCCGTTTCATCCTGGATGAGTATGATTCGATACACCTGCCCGGAAATGGGATGGGAGAATGTCACCGTCCTGTTCTCACCCGCAAGCGTGACATATTGGGTCGTGCCGTTGGTCCAATCCACAGCAATCGTCGCGCCGTCCGAGAGTCCATAAGCCGATGCGCCCATGATTTTGGGGGATTTGAGAACAGAAAATTCCGACCCGTAGATAATGATATTTTTGCCGGATGCGGATGTTGCAAAGGTATAATCCGGCGTATCGCCCGTATCGTATTCAAACTCCACCTTCGCCACGGCGACGCAAAAGTCGGTTCCTGTTCGGGTATAAGTGCTGCTGTCCTCTAAAAGCATATAGCCGCTTGCCGTTTCCGTTTCCCCCGTCGGACAAAGCGTCAAATCCCCCACATTGCTCAACCCCCACACAATGCACTCATCCGAAGCTGACCAGATCGCATAAACGAAGGCGGGATAACTGGACCCGTTCGCGCTCGCATACCCCCAATAGCCCGTGGCATCCGCAAGCGTGAATGCCGCTTCCCCGCTTAACTCAGCCTGATCCCTGGTCCGCATTGTGTATCCTGTCCCGTTCGGGATATGCACCTTGATCGGCGTGTTTGCCGTCGGCGCAACGCCCGTGGACGACTCGAATATCTCAAGGCAGTTTACACTCGTCGTGTTGCGGATCACCTTCAGGCCGCTGACCAGCAGGGACACGGAATCATCCGGCCATGTCGGAAACCATGCCCTCATGTCCGTATAAGTTGTCTGCTCCCCGTCGGCGCATACGATGATCCACAGCGGGATTCTTTCGGACGTGAACGACGTTGCGGAGGCATACACACTGCCGTCCGCCGCGACTTCAACGTAATTCGTCGCATCATCCGTGAGCGTAACCGTGCCGTCCTCTACTGTCGTCACTTCGTTATCCGTTCGGATATTGCCGCCGTAATAACCCCATGTCAGACCCGTTGTCGTGGATGCTTTCGTGCTGAATATCTGCGCCATCGTCCTCGCGCTGGATACATTCGTATAGATTTCGGCAAGCGCATCCTCCACGTTCGTTGCAGCCATATTGTCGGCGGAATCGTAAACGCCGATCAGCGACGCGCCCTTGCCGGATGTTGCCGCCGCGTAGTCCGTCGCCATGTTGTTGCATTTCTGGAACGCCGACTTGATCGTGTCCTTCGTCGCGCCTGTGAATACTATCGGGGTGATTGCCATTGCCCTGCCTCCCAAATAAAAAAGCCGGTAACCCCTTGTGGGAAAATACCGGCCTTAAATAGTGCTCAGTCTATGTCGTTCTATCTATTCCGTGGCGACCTCATCGTAGAGGACATCCGAGCCGTCGCAGTAATAATCTACGTTGTCGCAATAGAAGATTTCACAGTTCGCCAAGATGATCCGCCCAAACAACTTGTCGTAATAGGTTGTGGTCATTGCAATTTTCCCCCTGATAAAACCTCATTGTAAAACTGGATCGCCTGAATGAGCGTATCCTGATTTTCCTTATTCAACCCGTTTGTAAATATCGCCTGCTCCTGCTTGTTCAGGCCGCTTAACGGGTGCATGGCCTTCAGGGAATCAGTCATACCCTGCTTGATCTGTTCCTTTGTCCGCCCCTGCTGTGCCGCCACGGAAACATATTCCGTAAAGTATTTTGAGAATGCCTGTTTGTCTCCATATTTCATCGACAATTTCATATTGTATAGCGCATCGCCTGCCGGGGTGAGCCAAAAACCTTCGGACGTTTTGCCCAACTTTTTCAGAAAGTCATTCTTCAGGTCGAATACCGTGCGATATGCCGATTCACCGGGGTTTATCGTGTAAATGAACGTGTTCTTCAGGGATTCCTTGTAGCCGCGAGAAGGCTTCCCGGCCATTAGGATATATTCATTTTCAAGGCCGAAAGAACGTGCAATATGGAGGTATCGGTCACGGATGGTTCCCGGCTTAAAGATGTCGGGAAAAGCCGATTTACGCGACAAAAGTTCTCCCGTCAGTTTTGTGAACGGAACCCCGCCGCCGATGACCTTGTTCACCGGGGCTTCCATCGTTTTCTTCGCCTGATCCTGTAATGCCTCTTTTATTGTCTTGTCGCCGTTCAGGTATTCCCCCACGATGCGTGGCGCATAGTCCAGCCCGAACCATGAAATAAAGTCATCCAGCGTTCCCATTCGGTTAAAGTATTGGATGTCGCCCTTTTCATCCCTTCCGAGAATAATATGGGGCTTTGTCCTTACGTCAACCGGGAGTTGCTTTTCCTCTTCGGGAAACATAGTGTTGTTATAGACGGCAAGCATGGATGCGAAGGCCGACATCTTGATTGCCAGTGATCCTATTTTACGTGCAGCGGTGATGGTGGTTGCTCCGAGTTTCTTGCCGATGGTTGTGGATAGCTCCCCGTCGTTGGCCGCATTTTTGAATAACTGGATATATCGCTTAAAATTGACTTCCTGCCATGACCAGAACGGGATTGCCCTTTCCCGAATGGTCTGACCCGCAACGGAAACGCGGTCATACGCGCCGAGCAAGTCATTGGACAACCAGAACGCTTTGTCGTCAATATCCCGCAAACTATTTATCATCTCCGGCTTCGACGCTCCGTATTTCAGAGGATTGCCGCCGTTTTTAACAAGCTGTTCCTTAAAATCCAGAAAGTTCGCATACCGCAAAATGGATTCGCGGAAGTCGGTCGTGTATCGCGCAATCTGCCAATACTTCTTAAATAGATTCGCAGATCCACCCCTTTGCTCATAAAGTCGGGAGAACATCCACATCGGTTTAAGCGAATCCATCTCCTGTGCTTGCAATGTGGAGGACATCCCGCCGCGTTCAAACCACTTTGCCATGTCTTCCGTCATGGGCTTCATGCCGAAATATACATCCCCTAATTCCTTAACAGCTTGCGGGACTTTTCGGAACCCGGATGCGTTGCCCAAAAAGGTCGCTTCCGCGTCGCCCGTGAGGTTGCGGGTATTGTATTTGAAATACCTTCGGGGCTGAATTAGTTGCCATTTCTTCCACCCCGTCATAATTTTCTTGTCAAGTGTGGAAAGCATTCCCGTTGAGCGTTCCCTTGTAAGGTTATTCAGCGTATCCGCCACTTCCTGCCTGACGACCCATTCCTTCCGCTTCCCGCCTACTGCAATGGCTTCCCTGAATATATCCGTCCCACTGCCGAGAATTTCATCAATGTCGCCCTCCATGATCTTGGCTGCGGTTTTCTCATCTACCGTGAGGACGGGATGGAACACGCTCCCCTCTTTCGGTTGCCATGTCGTGTATCCTTCGGGTATGGCCTTATGCCAATCGTCAACCCCCGCTTCTTTCGCCTGTGCTTTAATCTTTTCCGCTATATCTTCGCCCGCCTTGATCTTCGTCAGCGTCTTTGCCGTTTCCGCATCGTGAAGCATCTGCGCCATGATCTGGTGCTCTGCTTCGAGGTAGTCGGTATTGTAGAGATTGGCTGCACCCTCCCGACCCTTCATGTATCCCTTTTGCGGGGCACGCAACCTCTTCCCGGTTCCGAAAATCCCGTTACTCTCGACGTAATCCAACACTTGATGCCGATAATAGTTCTCTCTGAACATATCCTCGACATTGGACTTGTAAGGCTTCATGGCCTCGATGTATTCGGCTTTGACTTGCTCCCACATCGCCGTTCGCTTCTCCAACGCCTGCGCTATTTTGGGGTTGGCCTGGATCAACGCATCCAGTTTTCCCTTTTCGGCGGTTAGGGAATCCGGCGTGAACTTGAACGGCAATTCCTTTTCATTCGCATACAGGCCGCGATTGTAGTCGGATACAAGGTCATCCAGAACCACCTTGCGATTGAACAGGTCATATTCCGCCCTGTTGAGGCCGGAGAGCGTTTCGCCTATGTTTCGTGTGGTCCTGTCCGCGACAACATCTTTCTGCTTTTCAAGCCGTTTCAAGTCGAAAACGAGTTGAGCGTTTTCCTTTTTGTTGGCAAGATGTTCAAAGTCGCGGGTGAACCTGTGGCCGATTTCGGTTGCCACGACCTTTATTTTCGTGCCGATGGTATCCGGCTTTATACCCTTTGCGGATTGGAACAGCTTTTCCGTTTCCGGTTCCGCAAAGGTGTATGCCGGCTTTGTTTCTTTTTTGCCTATATCAAGGCCGACCTTCCCCGCCTGTCTCTGTGCCGCTTGCTCTTTTGCGAGAAGGTCGAGGCCGCCTGTCGGCGCCATGTTCGTTGTGGCTTTTTCAGCGGATGCTGAAACAGGCTTTTCCGGTGAAACAACCTCATCGCCTTTTGTCAGAAATTCCTCCGCACTCACGGTTGCCTTCGGAGCGGCCTTCCCCGCTGTTCCCGTAGCGGCTTCAGCAGACACCTTCGCCTCTGGCGTAATGCTTTCCATGACGCCCTTCGTCTGCCGTTTAGCAGAGGCTTCCGCCAACGGTTTCGCGGACACGGCTTTTGCCACTCCCTTTGCCCCGGCCTTCGCCAATGCTGGAACTTCCGAACCGCCGCCGGTGATCCATCCCAACGCCTCGCGTCCCGCAACCAGCCCCTTGCTTACCAATCCCCCTGCCGCTTTTGCCCCTGCAACACCCCCCATAGCAAGCGCAGAGATAGGGTCTTGGAAGAAACCGGGATCGCCCGTAGGAACTTCCCGGCGAATCATCTTCCCTTCCGGCGTGAACTCGACTTCCTTTTCCGGGCCGTATTCCCCCCCGATATGGCCCATCGTGATAAAATCAAGCACCTTGTCCTTTGTGGTGCGTTCAGAAAGAAATTCCTCCGCGCTCTCGCTTTCCTTAGACTCAAGGAACGCAATCGCGCTTTCTTTCCTCGGTTCGGATTCTAAAAACTGTAACGCATCCATCATTTATAGCCGAAATTTGATTGGAGGATCTTCGCCGCCGCTTCCTTCGTGATCTTCTTGTTCCGATACGCATCCCTTACTTCGTCTGCCGTCTTGTAGGACGTTTGTATCTGTGGCTTCCCGCCCTTATCCGTTCCCGCATCCTTTAACGGCTTTATCGCCCCTTTCGGAGCAAATTGTGACACATAGTCGCGTTCCGTTTTCAGGGAGTCGATCGCCTGTGTGATGGCTTCCGGGTCTTTGGATTCAAGCAATGCCGCTAATTGCGGGTTTTGTATCGCCATTGCGGTGTCGAATTTACCGGATGATTGCAACCTTGCAATGGTGGCGTCAATCGTCGAAATACGGGAAAGTGCCTGCTTGGGGGTGTATTCCGGCTTTTCGGGTTTTTCAACCGGCTTTTGAGGAATAATATCCCTGTAAACCCCTTCCTGTGCCGGAGTCAGCTTTTTCCCCGCCGCTTTATCCGCAATCAGTTGTTCCTTCGTCTGCCCCGGTGTCACTTTCTCCGGGGACATCATGGTTTTCAGGGTATCTTTTTTGAAGGATTCCGCATCGTCATACATCTTTTTGACAATCGTGGGGTCCATCTTGCCGTTGATTGCCAGTTTAACAATCGTATCCTGCTTCTTTGCCAGAACCTTTACCAGTCCGCTGTAATCCTTTGCCTCGACACACTTTTGGGCTTCCTTGTCCCAATCGGTGATTTCATTCAGTTTGTATGCCGTATAGACATCTTCGGCCTTCTGCCCCGTCTGCAATGCCGTGAGAACGGATTTCGGGACGCCGGTTTCCTTTGCAATGTATTCGACGCTCTGCGCCATGCTTTGCTGAAATTCAGCAGACTGTGAACCGCCAGTGATAGCGTCGTTTACGGCAAGAAGTTTCTCGGTTTTCGTCAATCCTTGGAGAGCTTCGTTCGCTTTCTTCCATCCGGAATCAAAGGCATCTGATTTCGCTTTTTTATTTTCAATCTCCTTGCCTATGATGTCCAATTCCGTTTTGCGCTTCTCCTGCTCATTCTTTTGCGCCGAACGTAAAGCCCGTGAATTGGCATCCTGAACAAGATTCCACGGGATTCTTCCGCTGTATCCGGTCGCCATCCCGGCTTCGGCGTTCTTGTCCATCTGCCCGACTTCAATATCGCGCATCTTCTGCTGTTCCTGTAAGGCCAGCTTTGCCGCTTCCGCCTCTGCCTTCTTTCGCGCATCTTCCCGCTTGTCGAATCCCGTAACGAGGCTCGTCGCTACATCCGATATAACGTCACCCTGATACACGGGATAGCCGTGATAACTCGACCACGTGGCCATGACAGCCTCCTATAACTTATAAGTTGCTATACCAGTTGCCAAACCAGTTGGACCCTAAAACGGTTCCTAACCCTTTAGCAAAATCTCCCCACAAACTATAAGCACTTGCCGTATTCGCCGCATTAGCCTGCATCCCGGCGACTGCCAATGCCGTGGCCGCATTCATGTCGATCCCGTAGGTGCTCGTATTTGCCGACAACTGCGCCTGCCAATTTGCGGCATTCGCATATAGACCCGCAACGCCAAGGGACGTGGATGCGTTGAGATTCGCAATATCCCATGAAGTTTCCGCTTCGAGGTTCGCAATGTCCCATGCGCTCGCAAGCTGCGCCTCCGCAATGGCCTGATTGCTGGCAAGTCCCGCAATGGCGAGAACGGAATTGAGGCCCAAAGCAAGATTGCTGATATTGCTCTGCGCCGCCGTTTCGTATGCGTTCTGCCCGATTCCCAGAAGGTTCGCCTCGCGCTGGATAAACTGGTTCGCCTTGTTTTGCATATAACCGAGCTGGCTGGTGTCAAGGCTGGATATGACGGAAGCCGCCGCGTTGGAGTAGGCTTTTAAGTTCTCGCTGGCAATCTCCTTCATCATGTTCCGGCCAACCGTTCCGTTCAATACGCCCCGGTTGACCAGATCGACAATCGCCGCGTCAAGGTCTTCTGCCGTGACTTCCGCAAGCTCGTCTTTTAGGATTTGCAGCGAGTTTGATTCTATCTCATCAAATAAAGCCTTCTCTTCGTCGGACAACTGCCCCGTTGCCGCGCCTTCCGCACGCGCCGCTTCCAGATCCGTCAGAGCGTTTGCCGCATAGGAAAGGCTCTGTTTGGCATACTCAAACGCCTGCTTCTCTGTCGCCTCCTGTTCGGGGCTTTTCGCATTCGCAAGCATCTCCTTGACCATAGCCTCATAGGAACTAAGGCCGCTGCTGGTCCTGATGCCGTAACTTGTGCCGCCCCCGCCTCCGCCCCCGCCGCTACTGGAAGAACTGCCGGACCAATCGCCGCCGGACTCTTCGCTTGCCGCCGCGTCCTGCTTGTATTTCCGGCCCTCATTCGCCCCGCTGCGGACATAATGCTCTTTCAGAAATTCCGTAAGCGACGGGACTTCCGTAATCGACCGGCCCCAATAGTCGGAATAGACGTTCGGGTTGTCCTTGATTTCGTTGTAAAACGTGACAAGATCCGGGTTCAGGTATTCGTAGGTCGTAACGTCGAAGTCCGTAGGCAGCGCGGATTCATCATATCCAATAGCCATAATTCACCTCACACAATCTCAATCCGTTCCTTGACATCCCAGGAGATAGATGATGGATAAAATACAAAGTTTTCCCCAAGCGTTTCATGCGTCCACTTGACGGCCAACGCCTTCCCCGACACGCCGAGAAGCCGTATATCTTTCCGCTTCAATCCCGTCCCCGGCCATGAGGAAACCGTCTGGGCGGACAGGTCCGTGTAATTGGTCGAATCCCTGATCTCTTCCGAGTCCATGATGTCCGTGGCATAGGATGGGGTCATGGTCAGCGTTGTCTTTGTCGGCAGAATGCAGGTGGACATTTGCTGAAAATGCTTCCGCCACTCGTAGCAATCCGGGTTGGTCACATCGCCGTCATCGTCGCGTTCAAGACCCGCACAGGTGATTGTAAAATACCTCTTGATTGCCACACCGGAATCGTCGTTCGTGTTCATGTCCAGTTGTCGCACATAGCCGTCATAATATCCGGCGTAAATGTCGCTGATAGACCCGTTCATCCGACCGCCGAAACATTCGATGTTCATGTCCGACATCGGATACACGGCGTATCGTTCCGTATCCTTCATAAATTTGTAATCCAAGACAAAGACAAGGTGCGTCGTGGCGGATGTCGGGATCGTCACCCATAACTGTTGTTTTTTCTTGTAATGGTAGAAGTGCGAATAATAGAGAAGGTCTTTGTCGGCTACCGACTCGATATATTCCCGAAAGTGGGGAATGACCGACGCGGTTTCAACATCCCCGTATTCCTGTATGCCGCTTAACCTCTTAATGTCGAAACCGTCCAGAAACAGCAGATCATTCCCCACCTGTTCGATGGCCCAAGGCGACGTGAACCCGACCGAATCCCCGCCCTTGCAGTATATCGGCTTAATGCTCAACTTCGTTGCGGCAGTCGGGTTTGTTGAACTGTATAGCTTATACATCGTGTTTTTCTTGCCGATGATGAGCCAGTCGAAATAGCCCCTGATGCCGATGATCGGATCGCCCTCGTCGCCCACGATCTGCTCCACAATCCCCGCATCGGTGCTGTTCGTCGTCCAGTCCGTAGGGTCGGAAACGCAGCATCCCGTCAGGGTGGCAAGGTCGGTCGAATCCCCGCCAAGCCACACGCGATTGGACCATACCGCAATCGACTTCCCCTTGGGCGGGGAACCGGCAAGATCGCCGTAGGTGGAGGTGTCTGTGATATACTGCGGATTATCAGATCCCTCGTTGATCATGATGGCCTTTTCCCCAAATGTCACCCACTGCGCTTTTTTAGCGGACGTGAGGGTAAACAGGGGTGTCATGGTCTGTGTGTCCGTGTCGAGATAGCCGACAATGTTTCCGTAATTCGCAAGCAGGAGGGATGTATCTCCGTTCAGAAATTCATGGAATGACTTTACGGGATAGTTGAGTTTATTTCCGTGCATCTTCCCCGTCCCGCCCCGTCCGGTCAAAAGCGAATTGCTCAACGGTATGACATTAGCCGCGTCCGCAAGGGCAGTGTCCTGAAGCTGTGCTGGGGGCGTGCTATAATCAACCCCATACAGAAAAGGCCCGAACATCTTCTTTGGCATGGATCACCCGTAATAATCGGTTTTCTTCATCCGCACCGGAATCGTCTGCTGTTTCGTATTTAATTCATTGTCGAGCTGAATCAACGCCTGAATCTGCTGCTCGTAATGCATCCTTAATTCGCTCCTCTTCTGAGCGTCGGAAAGCAATTCCATCGCGCCGTAATAGATCCCCCCGCACTCCAATGCATATTCAAACTGGCTCCATATCGGATCGACGGAAGAGGATAGATCGGCGGGAAACGCGGAATAAAGCAGGGAAATCTTGTAAGCCCCATCGGGAACGGGATAGAACCTGAACACCCACAACTTATTTGTCGCATCGTAATCAAAGCAGAACTGCGACGGCTTGCCCGTTTCCCGGTAGGTGTAGTTTATGTAATACTCCGTCGCGTCGGTCATGGACCCCGTGGAAAGAACCGTGATCGTTCCGGCGACGTAATCCATCTCGTAATCCGTGTCCCGCGTGTAGGTCGTCGTTCCATCCTCATCGTCGGTCACGACTTCCGTGTATTGGACAATCGCGGGATAGCCAAGCTCAACGGCGGTGTCATGATCCGAAGTGAACGCTTCATTCTCAATGAACGTGCCGCCCACCGTGCGCTGAAACTCTTCCGGGGTGATCTGGTCGATCACGTCATCGTTCGTTTCATCCTTGACGGTCAGAAATCCAGCGAAGTCGTCCGGCCCCTGATAGGTCTGCTGGCCGATGGTCGTTTCAAAAATGCTCTTCACACGCAAGGACTTGAAGCGGTATCGCAGGAAAATTTCACGCTTTGCGCGATTAGCCCATCTTAGGGCATAGGCCAGAAAAGCCGTATCGCTTAAATTTTGGCCTTCGCCAAGGGCATAGAGGATATTCTGCTCGATGCTGGTTGTGCTCATCTTTGCGACCTTAACCTTTCAACGCTTCTCAATTCCGGGTTGGATGGGTCGAGTTTTGCCGCAAGGTGGTTGAACCGGAACATGGCGCGTTTCAATTCCGGGTTCTTTTGCAGGGCCATTTCCGCCTTCACCGCCTCTTCAAATTTCTGGTGCTTCGTGTGCGGATCATCCCCCCTCGGATACCGCTGATAGAACATCGACGCCTTCGGCATATTCTCCTTCAGTTTTTCGGCAAGCTGCTTGTATTCCTTGTATGCCTTGTTCGCCGCCTCTCCCCTCAATGCCCGCGGGGTATGCCGTTCAAGCCACTGCTGCTTTTTCAGGATTTCGGCCTTGAATGCCGTTTCATCCTGTATGCGCGGGCTTTTGGTAAACAGCCGCTTGTCGTTCTCCAACATCGTTTCCAATTCGCGAATGTCGTTCTTGACGGCCCGAATCTGCGCGTCCGAAGCAAACACCGTTTCAGGCAATGCTTTGCTCTTCTTTTTCCTCATCCCCTCGCCTCCAATTCTTTTTCAAATAGGGTGTCTGATACCTGCTGTCATTCAGCACAAGAAACATCCCGTATCTGGCCGCTATGTCCTTTCGGTATCCTTCCTCCTTGTATGCCGCAAGCGGCTTGCTGTCCCGAACAATCCTCAAATCGTGAATGACATACTTCCCGGCCTTGATCTTCGGGCTGGTATCCTTCAGCCGTTCGTAATTGCCTTTGGATATGTCATCCCTTCCGTCCGTGCTTCGCCTCTTCTCCAGAGGGATCGCCACTCCGCACTTCGGACAGAAGGTTTCAATCTGTTCCTTGTAATCCTTCACGGCCCGTTTCCACCATCCCGGTTTCACTTCCCATCCCGCCTTGATGTCAAACAGGATGCTCATCGCCGCCGCAACCTCACAGAAAAACGCCCCGTTCGGATTGATCGACGCGCTCCAGCATCTTTGCAGCCAGCAGTGGTCGTAGATGTACCATTGGTCATCCTCGAATCCCTTGAACACCTCTTCCCCGGCCACCAGCGCGGGGCAATGGTAAATGTCATCCCGCGAATGGTCGTTGATGAAGATGTTTCCGAAGGTGCTGCATATCTCTTCCCGGTAGTGCTCCTTCCCTTCCGGCAGGCAGGTCCACAGCCCCGCCTTCTCAAACGGAACCTTCTCCCGAAACACCTTGCAGATTTCAGAGAACTGCGGATGCAAAAGCGGCTCCCCGCCCATCACGCCAATCATGTGCAGAAACCCTTTAAGCGAATCCACACCTTCCGCAACCTGCTCAACGGGCATGAAAAACGGTTTCTCCACATGGCCGACAAACCTCGTGCAATTCGAGCATTGATTGATACAGGCGTTCGTCAGCTCGATTTGCACCGTCTCCATATCCCGAATGCACCGCATCTTACCCCCCCAGTTTCGGACATTTCAAACCCCATTTTTTCAGGGCTTCCTTCATCTTCACCGCTTTCTCTTCCGGGCCGCACAGGTAGTCGTGCCAGATGTATCCGATCTGAATCCCGTATGGCTCCAGAACCTTCATGGCCGTGGTATGCTTCAAGCCGTATCGGGCAATGTTCCGGCTTACGAGATAGTCGTCCAGAAGATGTTCTCGCGTGACCCCGGTTTTCGACTCCAACACCGCCGGAAAGATTTGGTCTATTGCGTATTCCATCGGCACGTCCAGCGGATGCCACAAATCCAAACACCAGTCGGACGCTACCGCAAACCAGTTGCATCCGCCGATGTATCGCCCGTCCCTCAGAAACGGCTCGTCATACCGCCAACGGATAGGCGCAAAGTCCTTCCCGTGGAAACATACCGTATCCTTATTCAACAGGGTCGTGATGTCGGGATAGTCCGGGTGGATCAGCGTGTCCGCATCAAAGAAGATGTTCCAGTCGTTTCGCATCAGCCTGCCGAGATCGTAAATCTGGAACTTCTCATATGCGGGCGGCTTGTCCGGGTTTTTCCTCGCTGTGATTTCAAAGAACTCCGCGCCGATCTTGTGCGCGTATGCCTTGATGTATGGGAACGTGATTTCCGTGACTTCCGGCGCGAAATTATCCACGTTCACCGTGAATATCGTTTTTTTGAGCTTCATCCCCCTCCCCCTCGTTTTTCATTAGCCTGCTGCTGCAAGCCTTTTCATCTCCTGCGCCATCTTTTCAGCCCACAACTGCCTTCGGTCGTAGCCGTAAAGCAGCCCGTCCCTCGACTTGAGGATCACCGACAAAGATCCGTGGACGTTTACCTTGATCCCCCGGCCCATCGCCATCCCGGTCCAGAACTCGACCCCAGGCTTTTGGTAGGCGTATTCCCCGAAAGTGGCCATATTCACGCCATACATGTCTATGGCGCGATAGCCGCGATAGATCGCAAGGGCAAGGGCGTAATCGACGGTATTGGTGAAATAGTCCGTCCCGAAGTGACCGATGATGTCGTCGATGGGATAGGTTGCAAGGTCGATGTAGGGAATGGCATGATCCAAACAGTATTGTCTTGCCGCGTCCGCTTCCCTCGCCTGCTCATCCCCCCATCGCCCATCATCATATACGTTCATGTCGATGGTCAGCGATACGGGGCGGCGCAAACACAGTTGCGTAATCCCCCAACTCTCGCCTTCCATCGGAGCCTTCTCCCATCCGGCCCCTTTGCCGATGATCGAAACGCTACCACCTTTCATGCACAACCACCTTCGCGGCGGGAATGGAAGCGGTCACGACTCTTCCTTCGTACATCCCGCAGTCGGACCATCCAGCCTTCTTGTCGAATTTCTCGTATGTATGGGGAAGGGCGAAGCCGAGACAGCAGAATTTCCCGTCCCTCTTTGCCTTTTCTTCCGCCCAATGAAGCATCGCTCGGCCAAGCCCCTGCCATTGCGGATGACAGTGTAGTGCGGCAACCCCGTACACATCCCGCATCACACCGTCTATTTCGACCGTTTTATCCAGCAGTTCCATTGTAACGACAATCTTCATTTTCCCTCCCAATGTGGGGCGGTTTACCCGCCGCCCCGTCTGGGTTAATGGTTAGGTGGATGACAGTGTTATCGGAACGATTGTGCCAGACTCATCAATGGCATTGCTCACATAGTTCTCGATACACCCGCAACTACCGGGATCAATGATTGCAGCCGGCGCAGTCGCATACAGACCCGTGACGCTGTTATAGGCAATCATCCCGGTACATGCCACGCCAAGATGAATCCCGTTGGTAGCGGCGGAGGTATCATCGTTATAGATGATATTGTGGGCAATGAGGATGCTGAGACTTGCAGCCCCCTCTCCGACAATGGCGGCGTCCGCGCAATCCCCGTAAAATTCACATCCGATAATCCGTGTGCGATGTGCATCATCAAGCCTGATGTGCTGATCCGCACCGGCGGTTGCGTTCTCCGCATAGAACTTGCACCCGATGATTTGGCAATCATCGTAAGCGTCAACGTCAATGGCCTGAACGAAGTCATAGGTCGTTGTTCCGCCATAATAGAAAACGCAATCCTTGATGGTGCAATGGTTCGCATTCACATCAACCCCGGTGGCTACCGCACTGACACCGGCATGAAAGCGGATGTTTTCAATGGTGATGTTATCCGCCCCAATCTCAATCTCACTGCCCGTGGCACTAAAGGTCAGTGTCGGCACAAGCGACCCCTTGCCCAAGCCGACGATTGTGATGCCCGCCACGTTAGGGACCAGAGTGGTTGCCGATGCAATCGTTTCCGTATGGCCGGGAAGGACGACGATCACATCCCCGTTGTTTGCCGTGCATTTGCCGATTGCGCTGTTAATCGTCGCAAGCGGATTTGCGGGGTCGGTCCCCGGATTGCTTGCGCTACCCGTGCCGGAATCGACAAAGAAATAATCTCCAAGCGTTACCGGAATCCCGCCGGACCCGACCTGCGGAATGCCCAAGCTCGTTACCCCGTGTGGAAAATTTGTCCAACCCATATCTCTTCCCTTTCTTTCAGGACCATTGCCCTGTCTTGTTTCGCCCTCATGCAATGGTGGGCGGGATCGAACCGCCCTTTACCCGTCAGCGAATCGGCGGGGGCTTTTGAGCATTACCCCCGCCGTCCGGTTGGTTTAGGCCACAAGATGGCCATAGATAAACCGCCAATCAGCCGACCCTACGCCGAAGCGCATATAGACCGACCATTTGGCCATCATCGTGTCGAAATCCCGGTCGTTCTTGAACTCTGGTTTCACCCTGTCGATCCAGTAAAGGAACTGTTTGATGAGACCGGAGTCAATGAAGAACCAGCTTTTCGAGTCCGTCAGACGCCGCCACACGGCCAGCTTGTACCGGCCATAGTGGAAGTTTTGGTTGTTGTTCGCCGTATCCACCTTGCCCTTGGAATTGATGATCTCGTATGCCGTTTCCTCCAGGTTCACCGGAACCAGAAGGGTGTCGTAATTGACATCCGCGATCTCGCCGCGATCGTTGAAGATCGAAGTGAGGCCGATTCTCCGGGTGGCCTCCACGGAAACCGCAGACAGCGCGGAAGTTCCCGCATTGTCGATGGTCGTGGAATCGTCCGGGGAATAGGGGTGGGAAGAAGAACACAGCGCAACGCCGTCGGCATTGTCGGTGGAGGTGAATGCGGTATTAAACACCGCCGCAGCCGCCTTCTCCCGCGTCCTTGCGACCGAAACGGCCAACTGCGCCGGTTTCTGGTCCATGATGCCGAACAGATCGTCGTCGGCCAGCTTACGTTCCACCTTGAACCCCAAAGCGTATTCGGGGAACGTGATGGTCTTGTCGTAGAGCTGACTGAAACTATCGTAGGTGATCGACCCGTCAAAGGTCGGAATGTCCCCCATGCCGCCGATTCCGGAAACCCTGTAATCGGCCCCGGAACTCTGCGACATGACCTTGAAGAGCATGGGAATCATCGACTCGTCGATGGCTTCCTTATACTCCGACTGATAGATTTTTCGGAACCTCGCATCAAGGAGGTCTCCGAAATTCTCACTGATTGCTACATTCGGAAGAGACATTGTTTAACCTCCTTGTTAGGCAGTGGTTTCGAGACCATGAACCCAAATGTTTGATAACGTCAACGCGCCGTTCGCGCTTTTGGGAGTGATGACGAAGTGATGATAGAACCTCGCATTGGGGATTTTCAGCCCCGCGTGCTTCGCGAAGTCCAGTCTCTGCTTCTGCATCCCCGGAGCCTCGATCCAGGTGGAAAGCCCCTGAACACTAAGCGTCCGAGACGAGGATGCGATTTCCGACTTGAGGCCGGTATAGGTCGCATCCAGAAGCAGGAGATTGGTGCAGGGCGGAGCGACATAGATGAAGTCGTCCGCCGCGGCCACGTCGTAGTTCAGATTCGGCAGTAGCTGTGCCGAGGCCGTGGTTGCGGTATCGTCGATATAGTAGAGATAATCCTTATTCGACCCGTTGAGGAAATACACCCAACCGCCGATAGGCTCATCCTGAACCACTGTAATCGTCAGATCGTCGGTTCCGGCGGTTCCCGTCGCCGCCGTGTCATAGTTTGCCGTTCCCGCAAGATCCGCAGCGGAGTATTCCGCTTCGATCACCGAAGAGGGGAAAATCGGCGTGACCTTCCGATAACGGCACGAATACGTCCCGTTATCCGGTAGGTAGTTCCCGCTGGTTCCGTGCTCTTCCTCCAGAATGCCAGCGATGTTTTCCAGCGCGGTAGTTTCCCCCGCAAACGTGAAGAATTTCCCATGATCGACATCATCAAAGTCCATCATCTTCACGAGCGAACCCTTATAGCGTTTGGTAGTGGAATCTGCGGCGAGTTCGCCGTTATACCAAAGCTCTATCGTGGGAGGGCATACGTTACCGGCAATTAAATCGCGCACAACACGCATAGAAGCCTCCTTATCGTCTCCAATTCAAAATGTTTTTTGTCCCGCAGAACGGACATCGGGCGGACAGCAGGTCGGGTGTAACAACCGGGTCATACACATAGCGCGTGGTGGTGCATCCTGCTTTACAGCCCGCGCGGGCAGACCCGTCCGCCTTGATTGTCCCGTCGGCGCGGAAAGTCCACACAGGCGGTTCCGAATCCACGGTAGAAGTTACCGCGATCCTCTGATGTGAAATCCTCGACTTGCCGCCGGTTATGTCTCTGCTCGCATCGCAGAGGAACCCGCATCGCTTGCATTTCACCTTGGAATCGCTTCTCATTGCGGCCATCGTGTCCTCGCATTGAGGGGATGCCTCCCTTTATTTATTGAGCAGCACCGAATACTTGGAGCGTAGCGTCTGCAACTGAGAAAGTTGGCTGTAAAGTTTCTCGTATGCGGTCGCCGCTGCAATCTCCGGCGTTGCCCCTTTTTCCAGATATTTCATCGCAAGGGCTTTCATCCGGTCCTTGATCTCTTCGTAGCCCGGAAGGACGCTCAAGTTGTCCATCGCCCTCGCCAGTTTCGCCTTCGCGGTAGCCGATTCGGTAAATTCCTTGCCGAGTTCCACCGCGCCCTTGAGGTCCACAATTTGTAGCTTTTCCGAAATCTGATCCTGCATGGACTTCAGATCTTCGGAAATGGACTCCTGCGCGTCGGAATCGGAAACATCGTAGTTAAGCGATTTAAGCAGGCTGGCTGTTTCAGATTCGGTGCTGTCCGTAGTTGTGTCCGAGGTTGTTTTAATGCTGCCGTCTTCGTTTAACGTTCCGCCTTCCGTCTCATCCGCCTGCTCGTTGAATTTGCCCTTTGTCCACTTTGTTTCCCCGGCACCTTCAATGTCCGCCGTGCCGAAATCCGTCGGGTTTGCGGCAATCGCGGCGGACTGTTCTTCGGGTGTCATATCGGCAAAGCCGAATCCGCTTTTGGCCTCTTTTCCCATCATCCCAGTAACGGCGGAGGGGACCGCCGCACCGATTAGTCCTGTCAGTCCGCCGGTTGCAAACGCAGAAGCAAGGGCCAGGGCGGGCATTCCGTAGGTCGCGATTGCGGATAAGGCGTCCACCGGGGACATCGACGTGAGGGCGTCCATCACATTTTCCATCATCGAATTTTTGGAGTGCGCCATTTCCGCAATGGAGGTGAAGGAATCCAGTCCGTAAGACCCCATTGTTGAGCCAAATTCCTTATCGGCCTGTTCCTGCTCGACAGAGGACATGGATCCGTATCCGCTCGACATTCCCGATGACGGGTCGCTGTTTCCTTCGCCCATCGAGGACGCATCCGCCGGGCCGCCCATAGAATCGCCTGCATCCGAATCCCAATACTCCCGAAGCCCTGTTCTCGGATTGACGCTCCCCTTCCCGCCCAACGCCTGTAAAATCGCGGCCTCACGCGGGTTGATGTGGGCAACCATCGTGTCGCCGTAACGTCCCTGTCTGCCTAAGTATTCAGACCAGTCCATCGCTTACAGTCCGTATTTCTCCCGAATGCCGGGGTCCATCGCGGCGACCCATTCCTTTTCATCCTTGAACAGCCCCGCGCCGATGTCCCTCTGCGCCGCCGCCTTCAGATTCGGCGGAAGAACCAACGTCTTTTGCCGTGGCGTAGGCCGACCGCCGCTCAACATCCCCAAATTCCTATCCCCGCTTCCCCCCGCCATCTTGTCCTCCAGATAACGCGCCTTCGCTTCCGTGTAGGCATGTTCAACCGCAGCCTGCGCGGGCCATCCCTGCCCAACCTTGATTTGCGCGATCTTCCCCATGTCTTCCGCAACGTCCTTGTAGTAGGGCTTGTCGATGTATGCGGTCATCATCCGCGCCGTTTCTACCTTCTGCGCCTGCGTGATGTTCTGTTTCACCCTGCCCTGAAATTCCATCACGTCGCGCACCGCCTCCACGACATTCCCCGCGAAAATCTTCTCCTGTAACTTCTCGTTGAACGCCTTCATTGCGTCATCCGTTGCCGCGCTTGGAATGGGCGATGCCGGTTGCTGCTGCCTCTCCTGCACCGTCTGTTTCAATAACGGTACGATGTCATCGTTCAGTTGCTTCTTGACGATCCGACCCAACCAGCTTCCGAGATATTGCTTCTGCTTTTCGTCAAATGGTTCCTTTTCCCCTCCCGCTTCTTCCGTGGGGGGCTGTCCTGCCTGTCCCGTAGGTTGCTGTTCTCCTTCGGGCAGGGCCGCTTGTGCTCCGGTATCCTGCTCCTCTGCCATGTTGCTTCTCCCTTTCCCCAATAAAAAAGCCGGAAAGCAGCGTAATTGCTGCAATTCCGGCCCTAAATGGTGCTCGGTATGTCTGTTCTTTACTTCCTTACTTGGTCGCTTCTTTTGCCGCCGCCTTTTGCGGCTCGTCCACCTTGATCGAAATGGACACGGTAATCATCCGCAAGTCCGGCTTGTGCTCCATCTCCACCTTCTGCCATAGGTCGTATTTGCGCCGAAAAGCGTCAATCTCCCGAACGATGGCCAGCGCCGATTCCCTTTTCATTGCTTTTGGCCCATAAGTTGCATAGCTTCAATCCACAACGTCATGATCGACTTGATCTGACGGACAATCAGACAAGTCTGGCACGAGCACTTGTCCGCCTCCGGCGAGGAAATCAGTTGAAGGTTCAACTGCTTCACCCGCTTCTCCCATCCGTCAAACAAGACCTTCCCCGGCCCATTGTAAAAGGAGGACAGTTCCTTTCTCCGCTGTTCCCGTCTTGCCTTGTAGTAGGGAAGGTTTTCCGGCTTGTTTGGGTCCGGAGTCTGTTCCAGCTCTTCACCGTAGAGCACCTTCCACAAGAGGGCAATCGCATTGGTCTCATCAGCCATTCATTCCCCCCCGCATCCCCTCAATCTGTTTCTGCCTCATTCCCGCCTGCGCCTGTCCCATCGGAACGCCCGACTGGTTCGCCTGCTTGTTCCCCATCACCTTCTGAAGCATCTGCAACTGTCCGGCTTCCCCGGATGGTTCAAAATAATTCTCATCCAGCATTTGCGCTTCCATCGGCATATCGCGGTTGCGGAAAATGTTTGCCAATAGTTTGTTGACGATCTTCGGCGTGTTTGGGTTGTTGATTGTGGAAACAACCTGGATCAGTTGCAAATCCTGCTGAATCTCCGTATCCTTCTGCACGTCGAGTTTCACGCCTGCCGCCGCCGGCCGATAGTGGTAAATATCCTCCCATTCCCCGCCGATCATCGGCTCCCCGATAATCGCCTTGATGGTCAGCGGATGTGCAAACTTCTTGGCAAAGGCCAAATCCATCTGCGCGGATGGGATCAACGCCGTCTGCTCGATCATCTTCACAAGGAAATCCAACCGCCCCATCGAAAACTGCGCGTTCAAGCTGGATGTTGTAGCCTTGTTTTCTTTCCCCTGCCCCTGCACGGTCTGGTTCACCGGCTGAATGAGCTGCATCTGCGCGTCGATATAGACAAGCTCCTGCCACGCATCGCGTGTGATATTCGACGGCTCCTTGAACATGAACACTTCAGCGGGATTGCCGCCGACAAGCCATCTTTGCTGCGGCGCATACTGGATCGTGTCCCAATCCACGATGCCGAACTTGTTGACCATGACCGGGGGCATGAGGTTCTGCCATATCTGGTCCATCATCCCGTTCACAAGATCGTTGTTCGCGGTCTGCAAGTCCTTCACCGGCTCGATCAGCCCCATCGGGTTCCAGCGTTCCTCGTCAAGATAGAGCTGCATATCAATGTAGTTGATCTGGTCGTAGGGGTTCGGCTCCCATCGAATCAGCGTGTTCCCGGCGTCCGTCTTGGCTACCGTGACGATCATGTGCTTCATCTGGTAGTCTTCCACGTCCTTGTTTAGAACGGGAATATAATCCCCCTCAAACTTGATCACCGGAACCAGCCCCACACGCTCGTAAACCTCAACGTCCGTGTAAACCTCGGAATCAGGAGGACAGTCAAGACCATCCAGTGACAGAGCAGCAGAATGGTCCTGACTGTGGTCGTCGGGGAGGGGAGCCGACGACCGTGGAATCCGGTCCAGATTTTCATACTTGATTTCAGACAACCTCAGGGAATCCAGATCGGTAAGTGAACGGTGGATCACAAACCGTCCATGCCGACAGCTCTGCCCCGGCTGTAAATTCCAATCGACGACAATATCCTTGTTGTTGACCACCTGATTGACCGGCCAATCCTCAAGGGGAATGGTGACGGTGTATTTCTTGTTTTCGCGCTTGTATGACACCTCGCCCGCGACATTCACCGTGTCTGGGATGTCCACGGCCAGGTCCTGCGACACCTTGTCCAATTTCTGATGCCAGCCCTTTTTGACAAACCCGACGCCGTTTAGCGCGGCGCGAAGCAGCCATAGGGTCATGGTCGTGAAGTAGGTGACGTGGCTCTTGTCCTGGGTGCATTGCATCGTGTTCCAGAACTCGATCAGCTTTTCCCGCTGCCACGCCCCTTTCCGGTCGAAGCTCTGCACGGCGACGATGGGCGACGCGCCGAATATCTTTGCCATGAGATATGGTATTGCCGTCCAAATGATCTGAAACACCTTGTTAATGACCACATTGGACTGCCATTCGTAATTCTTCGTCGGCCTCTCCCCGCGAATCATGTCGTAGATGTCGTCATACAAGGCGTTCATCTCATAGACATGGCTCTGCCCCATTTCCCATTCGTCCAGAACAAAGCGGCAAATCTCGTCGTGCCAGCGGGGAATCGGCTCTTCCTGCGGCTCTGCCGGAACTTCCGCCGTCATCTCGTCAAGATAGGCTTCCTTCTCGCCCGTTGCAGGCGCAGACGCGTCAATCATCTCTTCACGGTTTTCGTTCATCTCTTGCCCTTCTTGCGTTTACCGTCCCGTTATCGAAGCAGGCTTATAGGTCCGGAAATTCGGCCTATTCCGCATATAATCCGCCGCATGAATGATACGAGAATCCTTTGCAAACGCCTCCAGAACCATCGGATCGTGGCTGTTTTTCTGCTGCGGGACGGGTTTGGGATCGTTGACGGCACGGCTTCCGGCGGTTCCCCACTCTCCATAGCACCAATTAAGCAGGGAGCGATGAAAGTTAGGAGCCGTATCGCAGACCCACAGAGTAGGTAAGTGTCGGACGATGCCGCGATCCCTAATGGCATTGTTAAAAGGAGCCTGACACTTTCGGGCGTTTTTGAATCGGGCGGATATTTCATCCCGTCCGAGGGTTCCCTTTGTGTCCCATCCGCAAAAATAAGCCCCTGTTCCAATTCGATCATCTTCCTTCAACCTATGAAATTCCCGGTTCAAATCCTCCACAACGCTGTATCCGGTGTTCGGCTGCTTCTTCGTCGCCAGCGGGTCGATCAAATCAACGCTGTAATAGTAGCCCTCCGAGTTTCGCGCTATGTGCTTCGTGATCTCCCCGGTCGTGAAACTGTTCGGCCCGTCAATCGGCGGATGAAATTCCCGCCACAGAAACCACTCGTTCTTCGGGCTGACCGACATCCATCCCACGCTCCACGGCGTCCTCGATTCGTGATAGTCGATCCCCCGGCAATGAAACCAGTCATACGGAATCCCGTTCGGGAAATACTTCTTGAACGGGATGTAGCAAATAGACGGATCGTATGACTTGAACACCCGCCCGGAAATCGACTTGAAGATCCCGTAACGTCGCAAGGCCAACACGTCCGGGTCGTCAATGGCTTCAAAGAGCGAATCAATTACCGCCTTGTCCAGAATCGGATTGTCGTCCGTAGCCATCTGGATGCAGGCAATGTCCTTCCCGGTGTTTCGCTTCTCCTCCCGCGCCAGCCCGTATTTCTCAACCACGCTCTTTGTTCGAAAAACATAACTGGCCTGCTGGTAAACCTCATCAAATAAATAACTGTTACCGGAGATGGATACGGTTCCGTTCCTTCGGACAACGATCGTCCCGTTCTCTACGGTCGGACACCAGATGAACCCGTCATAGTCCTCTTCGGTAATCTTTACCGACTTGACATGGGTGTTCGGCCAGAACCGTTCGCTGTTCGCATAGATGTTGATCTTGTCAAAGACCTTGCCCCGCTTCTCATCCACCCATCGTATCTTGTGCGAGAGCTTGCCAAGCAACGTGGCAATCAACTGAATCCCGTCAATCAATCCCTCGTTGCCGATCTGTCCGACATTCATCCCTCCGCAATCGGTCACGTATCCATCCCCGTCCATGATCGCATCCAAAAGGATGGAGAGTTGTCGGGATGACAAGGAACAGATAAAATCCTGATTCGGGGATTTGCCGTCCACAACGGAACGAAGCCGCTTCCTTAAATCCCTTGTGATGGACCATCGCCGGATCGTTCCACTACCACACCACAGTTTCCCGTCTATCACCTTGTCCCCATACGGAAAATCGTCAACCCGAACATTGTCCCCGAACCCGCTCAACAGTTCGTCCAACTTCCTGCATTTTTGGGGGTATGCCGTAACGGACTGATATATCGCGGTGTCTGTATTATTTGTCCCGTCAGAGCATAGCCATCCGACAATAGATATGAACCTATCGTCATATTCGGGGTTGTCATCCGGGGACAACACATTTTCAGAGAGCCGTTTGATGATGTGCTTTGAATTTAACTTCTGCGTTTCCTCCAGGTAAAGATCGTTCCGGCGGCGATCATTGCACACCACCCACCGATGATTCTTCGTCACAAGAAAATCAAAAGAGCCGTTCTTGAGCCTTGCCATTGGGCCGCAATGCCGATAGATGCGAAACCCTTGCAACGGCTCCCACTCCATTCTGTCTCGCTCGATGCTGTATGTCCATGCCTCGTCATCTATGGAAATCTCGTTCCCGCGCTTCCAGCCTCGGCGCGTCAGCAATTCCGTTTCTTCATCGAAACATAAAGGGTTGGTCGCCGTACATGAGAAAACTTCGTCGCCCCCCGTTTCCATCAAACGCATCCGGCACTCTTCCCGCTTCTCCTTCGGCGTCTCCTCATCGTGCCATACGCTGTCCACGCTGATCTTCCCCAAATCCTGCATCTCCTGCTTGGAAGATCGAAACTCAAACACCGTCTTGCCATGCACGGGACTTTTCACAACCAGCGTCGTCGTCCTTGCCGTGATGTCCTGCAAGATCATCTCCGGGGGAATCAACTTCCGAAGCTCGATATACTGTGCGTTGTCCTGGGAATCCACATCCCCCGTCCCCGGCAACGTCGAGGAAATGCACCGGATCTTCTTCGCCAATCTGTTCTTCTCGTCGCAAAACGAAATCCCCAACAACCTCTTGATGTAAATGTAGGCTATCGTGCTCGTCTTCCCGCCACGGTTCCCGGCAAACAAACCCACCGTCTTATGAGGAAGGCGATCCAGAACCCTGGCCGCTTCCGACTCCACAAAATGCCTCGTCCTGTCCTTCCACCTTTGATAAAGAGCCGCAACCGCCTGCTGATTCGATGTCAGCTCAACAGCCACCCGGACCCCCCGCCAGCTTCCTCTCGTCCACTATCCCGCCCATCTCTATCTCTTCAGAAGGAACCGCCGCCAATGGAGTCAACTTGTCGTCCATGAATACGTGGTAGCTCTTCCCCTCCTCCACCATGATCCTGAAGCACACCGCGTCCGGTATGATGACAACCTTCCCATCCTTCAAGATAAGCCCAAACGCCACCAGCAAAACAAGAACCGCCAACCCCAATCGCCGGAACATCTCAACCCGTCCCTTCACCCCCGCCGTCAACAACCCCGTGACTCCGCATGTGACCCCTCAACCCAAATTCATTCTTCAATACCTTCCCGCATTCCGGACACACGAAACCCCGCTTCTCCCCATGCAACTCCACTACCGCAGCATCCTCCACAACCGCCTTGTGTAATACCCCCCTGCCCTTCGCCTCCTCAATCCGCCTCCTCGCTTCCTCTACCGAAATCTCCCTGCCCGAACCCCCCTCCTTCCCCCCAATGCCCCGCAAATGCTTCGGCATAAACACGCACCCGCACTTCCGACATACCCAAAACTCCTCCACACCCCCCTGATCAAAACGCACTACCCCAAACTGAACACCAGGCCCCGTTACCCTGCATACCGGACATATCCCCCCAATAACCTCCCCCCTACTCAATAACTCCATATCAATCCCCCCTCTACTCAAGTATTCCCAAAATCCCAAAACCCCTTTTTACCCCCGTGTGTTACGGGCAATTACTACGTTCCCCCCCAGGGGCCCCGCGCCCCGGTCCCCCCCCGGCCCATCACATATCGTTG